ATATTATGTTAATTGTATTTGATGTATTAAGTTCTCCAATACTAATTGTTGTTAGAGTCTTACGTTATGGTTTTAATAAATTTATAAGAGGATATGTAATTAGAGGGATTAAATGGTTTTTAAACAAATTAGTAAATTAATATTTATTTTAGTTATTTTATGTTTGAATCATTGTAGTATTAACACTGTAGAAAGAATAAAAATACATGGTGTAAAATATATTTTAGATATAGATTATGGAAATAGTAGGTATGTCAAATGATGGATGAAAAAGATTTAAAAGAATATGAAGACAATATTAAACTTGTCTCGGGTATGAAAAAAAGCAATAAATACAAGTATATACGAGGAAAACAGATAACAGATGAAGAATCTGGAACACGGGTTTATGACATCTCTGGGACTAGACTTCCTTCAGTTACTACTGTATTAGGCGCTACCAAAAATCAACAATTTTTAAAAAATTGGAAAGCTAAAGTTGGACATGAAGAAGCAGAACGAATCAAGAATTTATCTAGCAAGCGTGGGACAGCCATGCACAAATTCCTGGAGTCTCATATCCAAGGAGTTGGCTACGATGATCTTACAGAACTCGGACAAGCGGCGAAGCCCATGGCCGAAAAAATTATTGAAGTGGGTCTTACACCTATTTCAGAATACTATGGTAGTGAGGTTATGTTACATTATCCTGGGCTGTATGCTGGGAGTACTGATCTCGTTTGTTTACATAATGATATGGAGACTATTGTAGACTTTAAACAAGCTAATAGACCAAAGAAAGAAGAATGGATTGAAGATTACAAATTACAATGTGCAGCTTATGCACTAGCACATGATTATGTTTACAAATCTACAATTAGACAATGTGTTATTATGATATGTACGCCAGATTTATATTATCAGGAATTTAAAATTCAAGACGCAGATTTAAAAACTTATAAACATGAATGGTTGAAGAGATTAAATATGTATCATGATTTAAAGTTTGATGAAAAGGAAAGAACTAGACCAATGAAAGCGGAGGATTTTAAAAAATGAAAAAAGATGAAGTTACACTCCTGTGGAGGGGAAACAAATTGCCTTGTGAGGATTGTAAGGTTGTATTTCAAGATAAGTTTGGCAAAGAATATACAGTAGAATTATCAAGATTAATTAGAGTCTTTAATAATAACATTTGGCAGAACAAGAAAAGTGTAAAATGAACGATGAAACAAAACAATTAATAGAAGAATTAAAAGCTTATCGGAACGATATGGTAGCGCGTAACTATCCTTTTCAAAGGATTAGTGACATCATTGTTAAGTGGGAAAGCAAAAAAGATTTTTTAGAAGAAGTTGAGAAAGAAAAAAGGGAACTCAATGACAGTTACCAAGAATCAGTCAGACAAGCTAATGAACGAAAAGAAACCTAAAGTCTATGTGGCTATGCCATGTTTTGATTCTATGAAGGTTGAGACCTGTGTCTCATTATTAGATACATTTTCGACACTTGGTAGAGCTGGAATTGAATGTAAGTTTAAATCTGTTAAAACATCACTAGTTACTCATGGACGAAACTTACTTACTGCAGGGTTTATGGACTCTGAATGTGATTACATGTTATTCGTTGATGCTGATGTAGAGTTTCCAGCTGAAGCTGTAGCTCGAATGTTGGTACCAAAAAAGGACGTAATTATAACTCCTTATCGATTAAAAGAAAATCCTAATGTTGAGAAATATCCTGTAAAATTTAAAGATCCTAATGATATTAAAATATTACCCTGGGATTTAGTAGAGTTAGAATCTGGACCAGCGGGTCTGATGTTGATAGCAAGAGAAGTATTTATAACATTAATGAGAGAATTTCCTGAAGGAAAAATTAATTTTGACACTGCTACTAGAGCCAAGATGAATAAAGAAATAGGAGCTAAAGATGATGCTATTGATAAATATATGTATAACTTCTGGGACACTAGTTTTAAGAACGGTGAGTGGAAGGGTGAAGACATGGCGTTCTGTGAACTATGTACCGAGGTTGGGATACCAATCTATGCGAATCTAGATTCATGGACCACGCATCACGGATCATGGGGCTTCAATGGCAAGTTCGGAGATACTTTAGTAAAAAAGACATAATTGTGGCAAGAATGTGGCAGAAATGTGTCCAACACGAAGTGTCGGGGAAGTGTCGGGGAAGTATCGGGCCCGACCCTTTATGTATCGGGAAATTGTCCTAGTTTAGAATAATTCTAAATTATGGGTCATTTTGCCCAAAATCCCCGATACATAGAGCATGATTCCCGATACATTTGTTACCTTTCCCGATACTTCCCCGATACTTAAAACGTTGATTTTATTGACTCCCGATACTCCCGAGGGGTAAAAGGAAAAAAGGCGCGGAGATGAAAATAAAAATATTTTCTACTGTATATGTATCGGAAAGTGAATTATGGCAAAACTATGACATTGTCGACAATATTTAGTATGATGACAGAAAGGGAATTTTGGGATATGTTTCATAAAAAACATAATCCGAGATATTATAATGCCAAAAAGAAAACCAAAAAGAAGAAAACCGAGAATAAGAAAACAGGTCGTTCCAAATCAACCAAACGATATTCCATTTTCAAAATATAGAATTGAATGGGTTGATGCGTTGTCCGACTCGGGTTGGGCTGATGACAGAGAGTTTATTAAAATGAAATTAGCTAAACCTATAAATGAAGGTTGGGTGTTCTCTAAAGATAAAGATTCAGTTAAGATATTTGCATCTTATGATAAAGATCCAGTTACAAAAGAAATTACTTTTGGGGATCGGACGATGATTCCAACTTCTTGGGTTGTGAAGATGACGAAGATTCAGTAACCTCTGTTGCTTCACCTTCAACTTGCTTTGCATTTAGTATAGGTGCATAATCTTCCAATATCTTTTTCATTTTAGCTTCTAATTGTTCTTCAGACATTTCTTCTAGCTTCCCAGTTTTAATTATTTTCCTATCTATGTATAGTCCAGCAGCCATTCCTCTATTCTTTTCTGCATTTGTTGCAGCTGAAAAAGCACCTTTATTTAAAGCGGCCTCTCTGATCTTACCAAGCTCTGCTACATGTTTGTCGTAAGTAACTTCATACTTTTTTAATTTCTCTTCTCTAAGTTGTCCGATATATTGTACTACTAATGGAGACAATCTAGGGTTTTGTAATTCTGATGCTTCTTGCCTACATCTTTTCTCTGAGTATCCAGCCGCTATTGCTGCTTCAGCACCTGTAGTTCTACCTTCATTGAATACTAGATATTCAGCAAATCTTTTCTGCATTTCTGTTAATCTTTTTGGTAATCCCATGGTTGACAATTTAAGGTAACTATCCTATATTGTCAATAGATATGACAGAAATAAATGAAGAGATACTAGAAATTCATTCTAAAAATAAAATGAAGGATAAAGGAATAGTTATGGAAGAGGATAGAGGAGAATTAGATTTAACTAAACAGATAGAAGATAAAGATAAACTTATACAAGAGCTGCGTATGCGTGTTAGAGATATGTTAATTATAAGTGAACAGCATAGAAACATATTGGGTGAAGAGATAGCCAAAGGTAAGAAGTTAGAGAAAGAAGTTGAAGCATTAAAGACTCAGATGTCAGAGTACATGAGTGTTAGAGTAGATGGGGCAAGAAATAATAAATGCTAGTTAAAGATATGCAACAGTTCTTAGGAACTTTCACAGATAAACTTAAAGGCAATGCAATTAGTCATGCTAGAATCTATGTTGAGAAGGACGGCTATCTTGAGGATATTGTAAGGATGGAAGTGCAGGAGCACACAATAATTGGTCAGCCAGGATTAAGATTAGTTCTTAAGACTCAGAAAGAGAAGAAGATTCACATGGACGACAAATTAATTAAACCATATTAAGGAGGAAAAATGGAAATATCAGTAGAACAAAGAAAGATGCTTTTAGAGTATTTATCTAGAAGACCTTACTCTGAAGTGTATACTTTGATTGCTATGTTAGTGTCTTTGAAGCCTAAATCTAATAGCAAAGAGAATGACAAAGTTACCCCTAAAAACTAGTGGGTGCTGAAGCTAAATTATACAAAAAACTTAAAGCTAAAACACCTAAAATTATCTGGAATCGCGTTGAAAATTTTGCTATTCCTGGCATGCCTGATCTATTGGGGTATAATGCTAATAGCCACTTTTTCACAGTTGAACTGAAAGTCACAAAAGGGAAAAAATTAAAGTTTAGTCCACATCAAATCTCGTGGCATTTTACACATCCTAACAACACGTTTATCTTGGCCGAGACCCTTGATCCAAGAGCCTTGAATCGTTTTCATTTGTACCGTGGATCACGTATCATGGAACTGAAGCCGGCCGGCTTGGAGCTTGAAGCTTGTTGCTTGGATCTTGATTCTATCCGGAATTTTTTATATCAGCTTGGAGCTTGAGGCTTGGAGCTTGTTGCTTGACCCGCTTGCGGCTTGAAGCTTGGCGCTTGGAGCTTGCAGCTTGTCGCTTCATCTCCTCAAATTCTTTCAGCCATTGTGGTGTTAAAAAGTTTTTAATTCTTGCCATGTTAGTGTTTCCCATATGATATATTTTTAATTTCTTTATTCCAGCAATTTCTACAATCTTTACATTGACCGTCTTGCTTCGGAGCCGGGCACGTGGCGCCAGCTGTCACAACTGTGGACGTATGGGGCCAGCTTCCAGCTGCGGGCTGATCAATCATAGGCATGGAGAATCTTATAATTAAATTAGCAGGTGCCCGCTGTACATGATCCTTGATCCATGCTTCACGTGTTGGCATCCAGTGCTTAATACCAGGCGTTAACCTGCAGATATCAAAAATTTTGTTTAGGTGATTTAAATCTTGAACATCTCCTGAATCGTGCCACCTGAACCATTTAGATTTTTTTGAATTAATTAATATTGTCATTGCTGCAACCCAGAGCGGGCTCTTGATTGCTTCTAGTCTCTTGTATTGAGCGTCTTGTACAACTTTAAAAACATAACAGCCTTTAAGCGCATAACAGTCATAGCAGGTGCTGCCTTTAACCTTCCTGAGCTTGCTGCCTGTTTTGCATTCCTTGGCAGGAATACCAATTGACCATCCAGGCATTTTTGATGGCTTAGACAGCCCACCAACCAGGTTCCATGCTTCACTTGTTTTCATAATTATTTCTCCTTTATTATCCTATTATCATTTAATTGTGGCAGAATTAAGGCCGGCCGGGGCTTGGCGCTTGAGGCTTGCCGCTTGCTGCTTGGCGCTTGTGACTGAGATGTCAGCTTCACCTGGTACACCTCCTGTTGAGTCACGTTGCTTAATCCTCTTCATTATTTTTTAATCTTTCATTTTCCGTCAACCATTCATCCACTGTGTCAGCAACGCCGTTTGGCAGGTCGTTAAGGTTTTCAACAGTGCCGTCAGACCATTCAACTTGAATGGCCCAACTAACAACTGTTTTTTTAGTTTGCTTTTTTTGCATTTCCACCC